GACGGTGAAAACCCAGAGTCCGTTGCTCGTTTTTGAACGCGCACGGTTCACTGAGGAAGAAGTAGCCGACATATCGACGGCGCGCGTGTCAGAAAAGGACTTTTCAAAGTTGGGGCTAATCAAACCACGAATAATGGCTGTTCCGTCAGGGCAGAAGGTGCCATGTTCGCTCGCAGCGGCTCTACCAGTTAGAGGCGGAATGCGGACGAACGGGCTCCTAACCGTTGAGAAGGACGATGTCATGGGTCGGATCCAGTTTACTGGGTCTACCACGCACGGATTCTCAGGAGCAGCCTATCACGTTGGAAATACGGTTTTCGGCATACATCGGGTTGGAGGCAAAGTAAATGCTGGTTACGACGCACAATATCTCAGCGTTTGTGTGTTCGAGCATGGCGAGGATACAGCTGAGTGGTTGGAGAGGACGTATCGGGGAAGGACTGAGAAGTTCCGATATGAGCGAAATCTTACTGCGGAGAACGTTACCGTTTATGACGGAGTCAGTTACCATGTCATCGAAGAAGAGAGATTCCTTGAATTTCTCGAAAGGATGGAAGGTGAAAGAGACAACGTCATGCGACATCAACTGACTCTCGACGACAAGATCGACATAGCGGAGAGTGATATCCGACGATACGAACAGTACGCAATCGATGCGGAACAGAACGATGTTCGCGAAACTTTCATGGACCGTGCAAACAAACGTCGAGTTGGTGTCCAGTCTCTACGGAGTAGGAGAGCCCAACTCGAGGATGAAGAGCCGGAGACGTTGAAAGAAGCGATGATTCAGGAGTTGGCGCCAGGTTCAAGAAGAAAGGTTGAACGCGCAGAGGATATGAACTACCGGGACATGCCGGCAGAGATGTTCGCAGTTAAGGTCGGTTCGAGTATAGAGGCGGGAGCGTCTGTGGTTGTCGAAATCGCAGACAAAATCCATGCTTTAAACTCGGAAGCGGCCGAGCTGAAGAACACAGACTCGGCCGCGATTGTCCAGGCGGAACAGCGGTACCACGAACTTGTGAGTCAGATGACGGATATGCAAGTGACAGTGAAGGAACAGTACAAGATACTATCCGAAAGACACTCGCAGCTATCATTGGACTTGCAGGCGGCGAAGCTGGAGCTGGGAGCACAGAAAACAGCGGAGCGACTGGTGGAGTCATCGTGTCTCCTTCAGGGAGCACTGGAAGGCAACAAATCGGTCGTGAAGGAGATGAATGTGCTAGCAACAGCTGCCAAAGCCAAGCCGAAGAAAAGGAATACCGCTGCAAAAACAATCCAGGCGCGATCGCAACTATTCAAAGACCTGATAGAAAAGGGCTTCGATCCGATGGAAGTCTTCAGGAGCCTTGTGCAGGAAGGGATGTTGTCATCTGTGGCTGCGAGGCCAGCGTTGCAAAATGCGGGCTTAGAGATCATCGATGTCCAGGACACCCCCAGCGAAGCAGAGCTCGAAGAGACTTCGGCGCTGAAGCAGATTTTGGACCAACAACTGAGCAAATATTCACCGAAGTCGCGGAGGCGTGTGGCTGTGGCGATTATGAAAGACAATATTGTCTCCCTGAGACAGGAGTCGGACAAGTCGTCAACAGTCTAAACTACCATTGTGACAGACATCGAGAAGCGACCCGGAACGTCCTAAATCCAACGAGTCTGGAAATGGAACAAATCTTAAAGGTTACCGAGTTGGCGTTTGCGCCAGCCAAAGTTGAACAGCGTGACCCCGAGAGTTGGGTTCGAAGCCTTACAGTCTTCAACGTCAATGGCGTCGTCGACATGACGGCCTCACCCGGCTACCCTTGGAAGTCGCGTGGATACACGACCAATGCCGAAGTTTTTGGTTGGGATGGGATCTGTGCGAATGAGGAAAAGTTTCAGTGCGTTGTGCTGGCCGTCTTAGATCGGCTTTCGGCGTTGACTTCTGGGAAACCGGAAGCCGACCCTATAAACCTGTTCATAAAGCCAGAAATGCACAAGATCAAGAAGAAGAGAAGTGGTGCGTGGCGGTTGATATCGGGAGTCGGGTTAACTGACACCCTTGTCGATCGCGCGCTCTATGGGATTCTCCTTGACGAGATGATCCGAAAGTACAGGCGAATCCCGGCCAAGGGCGGTTGGGCACCACAGCAGGGCGGCTATTCGTTGGTCCAGTGCGCGTTTCGACAGCCTAAAGCAGTCGATAAGTCCGCATGGGACTGGACGGTGCTTGCCTGGCACGTGGAGTTCATATATCGGTTTTTGTTGCGTATGCACGTTGGTCACACGAAAGAGTGGGCCGCTACGTTGCGGACTCGACTTATAGCCCTGTACGAGAAGACGGTGTATCAGATTCAATGTGGTTGCCAGTTCGAGCAAGACTCGATAGGCATACAGAAGTCTGGCTGTCTTGGTACATTGGGCTTTAATTCGGTTTGGCAATATGCGGTTCATAAGTTGGCGCTACTTCGGTCACATGTGCCCGAGATTGGGCAGTTTCATGGCCTTGGAGATGACACGTTGCAAGAAGGGTATGGTTGGACCGATGACGAGAATGCTCGTTACATGGAAGAACTACCGAAGACTGGCTGTGTTGTCAAGGAAGAAACCGTGGGATGGCCAACATCATTCGGAGGGCACGCGATTAGTCAGAGAGCAGGGTTAAGGGCTGTAGTAGGTTTGGATTCTGGAGTTTGCGTACCGTCGTATATGGCGAAACACCTCTTTGAGCTGAGGTACTTGAAGATTGAGACTCAAATTGAGACTCTCGACTCGTACCAGCGGCTCTATGCATTGTGTCCGCCAATGTTGCGATTGGTACAACATCTCTTGTCCCGAGTCAGCCTTGAGACAGTGCTTTCTGTCGAGTTGCTGCAGGGTTGGTACCACTACGGATTGTGAATACAGAAGTGGAGGGG